TATTTCACATCCTTCCTGGTTAGCAGACTTTCCGCTTCTGCAACGGTAAGTCCTATAAATTCAGCCTCAACAAAAGAAATCTCATCTGGGTAGTATTCAAACAGATTTAACGTTTCCCCGTTGGAGAGTTTAACTGTGACTGTCGGCATCTGATCAAACATCCCTTCAGGCATCGGCCTTGGAAAAGGACCGATTTTGCATTTAGTAATGACAGGTAATGAATTTATCATATTTCAACATTTTCAACTTCAATAATGTAACTTCTTGTTATATATAATGATATATTTCAAAAGACGTCTTGTTGTTTTTTAAGTCTTTAATGAATAAGTGCATCAGTAACCAAAATTATAAATATTGTTTTAAAACATTTTTGAATTTATTGACGATAACTCTTACGTGCTTTTCATCTAGTTCCTTGTAATATTTAGGATTATGTATTGGTTTATCTACTTTTCTTTCACCATCAAGCAAAGTCAAAATTTCGATATTGACATCAAAATAAGAAAAAAGTGTATGAGTAGATTTACTCCCAAAAATCTTTCTAGCGTTAATGTTTGAATAGTCACCGCCTAGTTGACTTTCAAGTTGTAATAGAAAACAATTCAAATTTTTCCATCCATGTTTCATTAAAGAAAAGTCAACAAGAATCCTTTTTATCATTGCATTTTCTGTATAAGCTTTACATTCCACTCCTATTACTAACTCTCCATCAATATTACAATGAACATCAGTTTTGAGAAGATAATAATACTTATTTATGTTTTCTAGAATATATTCTTTAACTTCCTCATCTTCAAGTTTGTTAATATAGTCTCTTTTTATAGGTAACCTTTTTGTATGCTTATCAAATGACAATCTTCTAGGATCTCCATTCAATTCATTCCACGCTACCTCTAGAAGTAACCTTGTAATATTCTCCACCATGTATCCTTTGCTTGATCTTATCACTCCTCCATAAGCTCTTTCTTTATTCTCAAGTGCTTGTGTTTCAATTCCTTTTACAACTAAATTATAAGCTTTTACAATTTCCTTTATTGAAGTCATTTGTGTTGTTTTAATTGATTTATCAAATCTATACTATTGTCTATATCATTTAAGAAGGAATTATCAATCTCATACAAATCAGCGAAAGTTTTAAAGGTTGTACCATCATAACGAGTTCTTATTGAACCAATAGGGTAAAACCTCCTATATCTTATAAATTTCTCTTTATCAATCCATCCACAAATTGTTAAAGTTCGTTCAAATTTGTGAAAGCTGCAAAAAATATAAATATCAATGTCAAAATGATCCTGAAGTCTTTAGAAGTTATTTGTGTAATTTGGTTTAACATCAGTTGTTCTTCCCATTGTTTTTACATCAATCTTTAAACCCTCGAAGTATATATCAACGCCATGATCAAAACCACTACTCCCATCTATAAATCCAAGTCCAAATATTTCCATAACAACAGATTGACCAATAATTCCTGTAAGTTGTTGCTCATAATTGCCGTTAGCTGTGTACCTATGACCAAAATTATGAGTAGTCAATTGTTCAGTGCAATGTTCAATTATTTTTTCATTAACATTTAACTTTTACATTATTAAACTGTATTTCTAGTTGTGTAGGAATCTTTCTTTGATTTATATAATTTTCTGTATTACCATTTTCTAAAGTTAATTTCAATTTTTCAGCAATAGCTTTAGCAAGTAGTGGGGGTACTGCATTCCCAATTTGTTGATATTGGCTTAACCCCTTTTCCCAACTCATTTTAGTCCTCATCCCTTTAAATATAAAATCATCTGGAAAGGATTGAAGTCTAGCTCCTTCTCTAGCTGTAAAATTTCTATTCAAATAAGGGTGAATAAAATTACTTTGGAAAGAAGCTGCAATAGTTGGGGCTGGCCTATCTCCAAATAATCTCTGATTATTTTGACTAAACTTGATATTTGATTTTTCGGTAGGGTTCCCTCTCCTCATTGCTCCATGAGTATCCCATACATCAATCAGATTTTGACCTGGTTTTATTGCTTTAAATCTTTCGACAAGTCTTGATGTATGTTTCATTGCTACATGATTATACACAATAGTTGATTTAGACCTCATTAAGGTTTGATATTGAGATTCTGGATCTCTAGGATAATCCATAATCTCTTTACCTTCACCTGCATGAATTAATGGTAAATCAGAAATTGCTTCATCAACAGTTACCACGTAATCCAAAGGCTTTGGAAATTCCGGAAAAATATTTAAATCTTTCCTAATTCCAATAAGAATAACTCTTTCTCTGCTTTGTGGAACTCCAAAATCAGAAGCTTTCAAAATTCGATAATCTACATTGTAACCTATTCCAGCTGATTCAAACTCTTCAACAATAGTCTTAATTACTTTCCCACCTAACATAGAAAGTAGCCCCTTAACATTTTCCATCACAATCGCTTTGGGATGGAACCAGTTTATAATCTTAACATATTCATAAAAAAGTCTATTTCTAGGATCATCCTTTACTTTATTCCTCTTTTTATTTGCAAGACTAAAACCTTGGCATGGTGGGCCACCTGTTATAACATCAACTTCTGTATTATTTAATAGTGAATCAAATTCTTTTTTTTTCACATTACATATGTCTCCAAGAATAAACTTTGTTTCTGGAAAATTTTGTTTTATAGTATCTCCACAATTCTCGTCAATATCACTTGCGATAAGTGAATTAAAACCAGCCCAATTAAAACCAAGTGTCATTCCCCCACAACCAGAAAAAAGATCAATGCAATTCATAAAATCAGTATTTCAAAAAATGGTATAACATTTTATTAAAAAAAACACTATATAATTAATAACAAATAATTGTCTATGAAGTAATTAAAGTACAACTACTTATTAGCGTTAATCATCACAATAATAACAAATTAAGAATATAATAAGCCAATTGCAAAAGTAACGAAATATCTTCGCTTTTTTTTAAACATTTTGGTATTATATGAATCTAGTAACAATAAATACATTTATATAATGTTTTTAGTTATAGCAAAGGGGCAGTTCCGTAGTGTGATTTAAATTTCAAATTCACTGACTTTTGAGGTGGTCTAATCCTTTAGGACAGTTTTTTTAGTTTTCTTAATTTATTTTTCTAAATAGTTCTTTGACAAATATATAAATTAAAATAAAATTATCAGGCAGCAGTTTTGTATAATTCGGCAGGAACAGAATAATTGATACTTGAATGTTCCCTTCTGTTATTGTAATAGCATATGAACTCATCGCAGCAGTTATGAAGTGCAAGGCCATCTTCGGGAATCTCAAGGTATATTTTATCATACTTAAGTGTCCTGAAAAACCTCTCTATAAAAGCATTATCAGTCGCCCGACCCTTACCGTCCATTGATATTTTAATACCTGTTTCCTTGAGGTAATCAATGTATTCGTCGGATGTAAACTGACTTCCCTGGTCGGAGTTGATTATTTCCGGCGATCCGTTCTTTTCAATGGCTGCTTTAATCGCTTTAACAACCCATTCAGCAGTCATTGTGTTGGACAAGCTCCACCCGACAATGTATCTGCTGTAGAGATCAATAATTGCAAACAGGTACATATATCCCTTTTTTACCGGTATGTATGAGATGTCAATCGCCCATACATGATTTGCTCTCAAGATCGGTAGGTTTCTCAATAAATACGGGTATTTGTATTTTGCCGGGTCAGATACTGTGGTTCTGGGTTTGCAGTAAACCGTTTTAATACGCATTAAGCGCATCATAGTACGGACCTTGTAACGACCAATCTTGTATCCCTTACCACTAAGTGCTTTGGATATTCGTCTGGTACCTCTTGAAGGATCTTCTGTATAGAGTGAATCTATTTGTCTCATAATATCAAGTTCAACAGGATCTGCCGTTGACGGTGTATAGTAAAGAGAACTTCTGTTGATACTTAATAAATCGCATTGACTGCACATACTCAATCCTTTATCTTCTCTATCCAACATAGCTCTGCGTTGATCCAATGGTATCATAGTACTTTTTTTTTGAGCCAGTCATTCTCTACCTTTAACCGTCCGATTTGCTTGAAAAGTTCTTCTTTCTCCTTTTCAACCTCTTCAATGGTATTTTTAATTTCATCTCCTTTACTGAAAACTTTGGCTGCATTGTCCAGAAACTCTCTCTTCCATATGGAAATCAGATTAGGATGTAATTCAAATTGTTCGGCAAGTTCGCTCAATGACTTTTGCTCTTTTATTGCCTCCAAGACTACCTTGGCCTTGAATTCAGCTGTGAATTTTCTTCTTGATCTTTTCATAGTGACAGAAATTTAATTGGTTATTAATTCCTGTCCAAATTTTTTAGACCATTACAATATTAGTGTCTAAAAGGACTCGTCTAACAGGGAAATTTGCTCTGGGAAAAAAACTTCCATAAAGACATTCGCGCTTAGTACCTTTCCGATCCCGGTATTCTTTTGTGCTGGAAGAAAAAGTT